ACTGTCGTTCTGGAAGCGGCTACGCGAGTGCTCGTTCAGCGCGTCGCCGCTCGCGTAGCTGTTCGAGCCGAACTCGGCGAGCGCCTTCACCACCTCGGTCATGTCGCTGTGCATGATCGTGAAGAGCGTGACCAGCGTCTTCTGGATCCGGCCCTCTTGCCATCCGGTCGTGTCGAAGCCGAGTGACGTGAGCAGTTCGAGCAGCCGATTCAGCGACTCCGTGCGCGTCAGGGGCTTGCGAAGCTTTTCTACCGTGAGCATTAGGCCGCCTGCTGGAAGATGGGCACGCCGTCGACGAAGGCCGCCGCGGTGAGCTCCTCGGCGGTCAGCGTGAGCTCGAAGGGGCCATCGCTGTCGATGACGTTGATCTGGAGGTTCAAGCTGCTGTCGATGCGCGCGGCCGCGCAGCTCGCGTCCTCGACCTCTTCCTCGAAGAGGACCTGCTCGAGGACGCTCTCCTCGATCACCTGCTCGGGCACTGTGGACCCGATCAGCGCCAACACGTCGTAGCCGTAGGTCGGCGTGCCAACGAGGCCGCCGAGTGGTGTCGTCAGGCGCCGGAGAATCGCCTGGGCCAAGGCGAGCCTGCCTGTGGCCGTCGTGAGCGCATAGTCGAGCGACGTGACCCCAGCCAGGTCGCTGCCGAGCGGAGTGAGGCGCGTGCCGGGCACCACGAAGAGCGCCTGATTCCCGCTGGAGGGCGGAGCCGCGACGTCTGGCAGCAGGGTGTACTGGGCAATGACTGTCACGAAGCCACCAAGCCATCAGAGGCGACCACGTAGACGCGCGGGGGCGAAGGCCAGCCACCGACGCGCAGAATGCGGAAGCGGTAGCCGCCGGTGATCGCTTGCACAGTCGATCCCGCGTAGAAGTCGGCGAAGCCGTCGCTGTCGAAGACGACGTCCTTCGGCCGCTTCGTGGAAGGCGGCACTGCTTCGAACCGCACCGAGACGACCAGCGCGGTGACCGCGCGATCGTCCGTCACATCGAACTGCAAGATCTGCTGCCGGCCGATCGCGCTCGGCGGTGGAACGAAGCTCGCGACCACGGGCGGCGCGTTCACGTCGGGCTGCGCGGTGTAGGGCGCGATCACTGCGCGGAAATCGAACGGGTCGATCGTCGCGCTCATGCGCTGACCGTTGTAGACAAGGAAGTTCGCGAGCGTGTCTGCCATGGCTTCAGCTCACGCTCGGCACAGTGTTGTCCGGATATGGATAGACGTAGTTGCCGAGGTAGACGTACGCATCTGTCGCCGTGTTGGCTGTCGCCGGATAGTTGCGAGGCGGGCCCTTGGCGGCCACGAACGCCCCCATTCCCTTTATTCGCACCGATCCGCTGACCGTCCCGTTGTACCAAGGCCGTCCGTTGACGTCGCCACCGTCACCTATGTCGACGCCTAGGGATCCGTTGAAAGGGCCAGGGACGGCGACCGTAGTGTTTAGCGCCCAGATCTGCCCCGCAGTGCCGTAGCCGTACCAGGCTGAGCCTGTACCATACCCAATGAAACCGCAGGCAATGACCACCGGGTCGCCATCGGTAGCTGAGTAGGATCCGGGCGCCATCGGCTCGACAACGAACATGCCGCTCGTCTGCGTTGTGGATGAAACGATCGTCTGAGCGACGCCGATATAATAGGCACCGCTCACCGGCGTGCTTTGGACGACGATGTGATAGCGACGGGCAGCTCCGGCATCGAACCACGTAGCCCCAACTGGCGCAGCGTCAGTGCCGCTACCCAGCAGAACCTGCTCGTCTGTCGCGGTCGGCGTCGTCGTCGCGTTCGGAGCGCCGCCTATGAACTTGGCATTGGCGCTGTACTTGACGCGATACTGATTCGCGCTGGTGCGCTGAATACAATACTCGCGCCGGCCTCCTGGTTCGCGCAGCACCCACCAAGCACGCAGGTTCAGCCAGCCGCCCGCTCCCGCCGCTTTGACCGTGATCTGATCGCCGGTGGCGTTGTAGACCAGCGAGTCGCCTGACTTCGAGACGGTGAAGCCCGCCAACTTGGCCACAGCCTTGAGCGCAAAGGTTATGTCATCCGGCGCCCCGATGTTGTTGACGTCTGCAGACTTGGCCATCAACCCCTCATGACAGCCTGCATCGCGGCTATCGCGCTTGCGTCGTTGGCGAGCAAGATGCCGCCCGCGATGTGCTCCGCCGGTCCGCCGCCTGGTAGGCCTGCAGAGAGAAACGCGCCGAGCTCGCTACCGACTTGGTCCGCGCGCCCGGCGTAGAGGTAGTAATGAATTCCCGGCGTCGCGAGCAGCGCGCCGAAGCTCACCGAGAACGCAAGCCCCGCGCTCAGCTCGGCGAGCTGCACCTGAAGATCCGCGAGCGCTGAGGCCGTTGCGCCTGCATCGGGCAGAGGCACGGTCAGCATCGCCTGAAGGCCTGCGAGCGTCGCCTCCGCGCCCGCGATCAGGCTCAGCAGGTTCGGCGGCGGCTGCAGGCTCAGCGCAAGCAACCCGTCGACGCGCGCTTGCACGTCAGGTATCGCCGTACTCGCCGTGTCACCTAGCGCGACCTGGGCATCGAGGGCCATGGGGATGGCCTGCGCCAGTGTGAGCGAGCCTTCGTAGCTTACGGTCATGCTGTGTATCGCCTCGCACCATCGGGACCGATTGCACTCGGAGCAGGACCATTTGGACCGATAGAATTGTTGAAGAACACCGCAATGAAAAAGACACTTTTCACCGCCGCAATCCTCGCCCTGATCACCACCGTCGGCTGCGAGTCCCCCTCCCCTGAAGACGTCGCTGACGAGGGCGCCGCCGATGGCGGACACGTCGACGAACTCGTCGACGCTGGCGCGTCGAACGGCGACGCGAGCTCGACCGGCGACGCGAGCTCGACCGGCGACGCGGCGTCAGAGGCCGACAGCGCTGTCGTGATCGGCGACTCCGGCGCGCTCTCGGACGCCGGCGCGGTCGATGGCGGGGTCGCGAACCAAGACAGCGGCGCGGCCGACAGCGGGGGCGCGCAGAGCGATGCGGGCTCGCAGGCTCAGGGCACGGTGGTGTGGACGAAGCGCACGACGACGACCACGAACCTCGGCGCGGTCGGCACCCAGGCCTACCACCGCGCGCGCGTCACGTTCTCGGTCAACGGCTGCCACCTCACCGTCGACTCGCGCTTCTACGCTTCAGGAACGGTCGGGACATACACGCTGCCGCTGACCGCGCCGCAGCAGGCATGCCTGCGCGAGACCTACGACTGCAGCACGAAGCTCAAGGTGATCTGGAGCTCGTGCGACGCGCCCACCTGCTCGACCTTCGAGGCTGGCCCGGTCTGGGAAGTGGATCGCCCCGCCTGCACCGTGAGCTTGCCCGCCGGCAAGCAGCTATCGCTGCGGCACACCGTCGCGGCACTCGGCGCGAGCGGCATCGACGAGACCTGGGAGGTCGTGACGCCATGAAGTCCAGCGCAGGAATATCTCTTGGAATATTTTTCGGCCTCCTTGGCCTTGTCTCTTCCGCGCGCGCCACGCCTCCGAAGTGGCAGAACGAGGCGAACGCAGAGACCTGCGCCTCAAGCTGGGAAGAGCGCCTCGCGGATTTTCGCTCCGCTGTCCCTACGTGGCAGCGCTACAACACGGACTACGAGCGCGTCATGCCGTGGTTTGACGAGCATTGCCGCTGGCTCAGTGATCTCGAAATCGCGATCCGCAAGATCGACGACTCCGCGGCGTTTGTCTGCGACACGAATAAGGGCCGCCCGAAGGGACTCACGAGCGACTTCGCACTCGACCATCAGTCGCCGCTCGATCTGCCCATCTTCATTGAGCACGACGAGGCCAATCGCTACTGTCACGCCTACGACGCTGCTGAGCGCGTCTCCCTCGCGGTCAGTCAGGCGGACGAGGCCCACGTGCAGGCGCGAACGGTCCTGACTGGGATGTGCTGGCAGGTCTCGAGCGCAAAGTGCGACAAGGCCCGCGCCTTTCTTCAATAGGGGTCCCCACGAGCGCGTGGGAAAACCTGGTCCGTCAAGCGCACGGCAAAACGACTGCGCGGCCCCGCGATGCACCGCCCGCTGCGGTACCAGCCGATGCCCTCGACCTCGCCTCCGCAATCCCTGATCCCGCGTGCTAGCGCGCGCGCTGACCACACCACGCTCATCTGCTCGCAGGTGGATGGCGACAGTGCACATCCCTCGCCCAGCTCGCGGGCCCAGCGACTATGCGGATGCAGCGCGCCGAGCCCGAAGGCGCCCACGCGCGCGTTGACGGCTTCTGCGCGGAAGCCGCTCTCCAGGTAGAGCAGCACCGTCAGCAGCCCTGCGTCGACCCCGGTGTCGCGCGCGCCGGCGTGTACATACCGAGCGAGCTGTTCCGCGCGTTGCTCGGGCCCGAGCGCGTGCAGACGCAGTGCCTTGCTGTAGACGGGCCCCAAGGCCCCGACCCAGATTGTGGAGAGAAGCAGGATCGCGCGAGCGACGTTCATGGTCTCTCCATGGCGGCGCTCGCCGCCGCTACGCCTTCACGCGCGGCGCGCCTCCAAAGATCCGGCCCTGCACCGGCGCGGTGATCATCGCGAATCCCGTGAACTGCGACGCCGGCGGTACGGGAACCGTGATGGTGGGTGGCGGCGGCGCCGGGTTCGGCGTCGTGACCGTCCCGCTCATGACGCCGCTGATCGGCGTCGATGCCGAGAGCAAGAGCTCCACGAGGTCGCCATTGCGCGCGATGCTGGCGTAGCCGCCGTCGAGCGAGATCACAGCGCTCGCCTGCTTGTAGGCCCAGGCGACGATGCGAGGCTTTCGCGGGTCGCCGTCGGCGAAGCGCAAAAGCCCGCGCGTACCGGGCTCGACGCGCGCGCTCGTGCCCGCCGGGCTCGTCATCACGGGCACGTGCTGCAGGCCGAGGCCTCGAATCTCGACAGCATCGGGCAGCACGTCGACGGATCCGTCCGCGTGCTGCACCTGCACCTCGACGCCATAGGCGCGGAGGTCGATGTTTCCGCGCATCGCGCTCAGGACGATGCGCCGCAGCGACTCGACGATGTCCACCTCAGCGGAAGGCGAGCGGCACGCGTAGGAGCCAGAAGGCCGCCAGCAGAAGAGCGACGGTGAGCACAATAGCTAAGGGCGTCCCCATCTGAGCGGGCGTCGTCGAACGAACGATTGTGATCACCATGTAGATGACCGCCACGATGAGGAACAGCGCCAAGAGTCCTTCGAGCACCGACATGCTCCGCTCCTTTACGCGCGCACACGCTGCGCGCCGGATTGAATCGTCCCCGAGCTCTGAGTCGCGATCGTAAGTGTGCCCGCGATGGTGCCGCTCACGGCGCCCGCCAGCGTGCCCGTGAACGCGAGCGACGAGGGCCAACTGCAAACAACGATGTCGCCCAGGCGCGCGACGCTCGCATCGCCGCCGTCGAAGCTGATCTCCTCGATGCTGCCCGGCTGCCACAGCGAGGCGTAGGGCCTGCGCGGGTCGCCCTCGACGAAGCCGAGCAGGACGCGCGAGCCGGTCACCACGCGCACGGTGACACCTGGAAGGCCGTGCCGGATGGACACCCGCGAGAGGCCCGTACCGCGCACGCGCAGGTCATCGGGCAAAAGGTCGAGCGTTCCGTCTCCGTGGTCGCGCTCGACTGTGCACTCGAACTCGTGCAGGTAGAGCGTCTGGCGGGTGACGTAGCGGACGATGCGCTCGAGCGCTTCGCGCGGGTCCATCTCATCTCCGCGGTGGCGGTGGAGGCGGCCAGGTTCGTTGCTTCACCCTACCGGCCCAATATTCGCGCGCGTAGGCCTCACTATCGACGAGGACGCCGTCGCGGTACTCCTTGCCGGGAGGTGGGGCCGGCGGCCAAAAGAAAAGCATTCCGCAAACGTCATGCGGCTCCCAACCCGCTGCTGCGCGGCACGCCTGATCGAGCACGTAGCTCGCTTGACCCCCCGTGAGCTGCCACCACCAGATCGAAATACGGCGGATCATATGTCCTCGTCCAGCATCCGAAGCGCGTGCCGCACGGCGGCTGTGATCCGGTAGCAGGTCATCGCAAGCCCGCCCGGACCGCCGGTCTCGCCGGTGGTGCTGGTCGCGCTCGCGCTTACCGCCCGCCACGAGGCATCGAGCAGCGCGCGGTGTGCCTTCGCGCGGTCAGTCTGCGCGCGGACGACGATGGTGGGAGGGTCGAAGCTCGTGATCCCCGCGGCGCGCTCCTCGGGCGTCGTGGAGCGTTGGGGCGCGAGGCCGTCCAGTTCGATGATGCACACGAACCCGAGCTCGTCGGTACGCGTGAGCGTCACCTTGGGTGCGTCGACTGCGTCGTAGACGACGGTGGTGCTCACGCCGCGGTCTCCAGCCAGAAGGTGGTGCGGATCGGCTCCTCGTCCATGACGTGCTCGACCCGCCCTACCCGCTCACCGCGTAGCGTCACGCCAGGCATGAGGCCAATCGTCTCGGGCGCGAGCAGTACGCTTCCGGCCGCGCTGTCGCGGTCGAGCTCAAGAGCGTCGTAATCCGGCGGCATCTCGGGCCAGGTCTCGGCGCCGAGCCAGACGGCGCCCGATGGCCGCACGCGCCAACGTGCTCCGACCGCGTCACTCAGTGAGGACAGGCCGAGGCTCGCCCGCTCCCTGGCTCGCGTCCAGAACGGCAGGGCCGTGCTTAGGATCTCGCGCGTGGAGGCGCCATCGAGTTTCTCGCCTGCAGCGGTGAGGAGGTCGAGCAAGATGTCGCGCGCGCTCGCGCCCTGGTATGAGCGCGCCTCGATCACCTTGCCGAGGCCCCCGGTCCCGCCGACCGCGTCCACCAGTGCCGTCCCACTCACCGACGTGCCGCGCAGCACGAAGCCGCTGTATTTCACCGCGTCGTTCTCGAGCGTGAGCGCGCCCGAAAGGTCATCATCCGCGCTGACCTGAAGCGTGGCGACCCAGATCCCCTGCAGGGGCAGGGTCAAGCGCATGGCCTGCACGTCGTAGCCGTTGGCGGTGATCGACATCAGAACCCGCTGCCCGGGATGTCGCCCTCGCTGATGTTGACGCCGGGGATGACCGCAGAGCTGAAGTTCTCTTGCGGCGCACGCGATTGCGACGGCCGGAGCGGGTCGATCAGCGGTTCAACGTCCCACTCGCTGGGATCGCCGTTCTCGGGCTTCGCCGCAGGCTTCTTGATTTTGGTGGGGTTCTCGACGTGCTCGATGGCATTGATGCTCACGGTGTAGGAGCCGCCTGGCCCAGGCTGGGGAGAACCGATCTCGCCGATCTTGACCGTACTGACGCCCCAGAGCCTCGCGTTCGGATGGATGATCTTGAGTGTCGGCCGCGCGATGGACGCTCCACGCGGCCGCAGTGTGTTGATGACGCGCTCGAGCGCGGCCATCTCCTCCCCGGGCAGGAGCTCAAGCGTGATCGAGACTTCCGCCGGCGGAAGTCCCACATCCTTGACCCGCGCCTTCTTCTTGCCGCGTGCCTTCTGCACGTCGAGGCCGCTCGGGAGCTTGATCACGACATGAGCGACGCCGGGCATGCGCTTTCCACCCAGGAAGAGGATCTCCCAGTCCTCTGTCTCGATCCAACTGGATACGGGCACTAGACCTCAAGTGCGACTTGCCGGAAGAAGGCCTCGAACTCGCGGCGTGCCTCGCGCGCAGCGAGGCGCGCCGTCTCCTCGGGACTGCCGGCGCCGTCGATCTGCTGGCTCACGCTGAAGGTGAACTGCGCGGGCGCCCGTGCAGCGCCGCCGTCCGTGCTGCTCGCGCCGAGCCCCGACATTGGCGGCCCGAACGCGGGGCCAAAGGCGCTCTCCATGCCGCCCAGGCTGGCGCTCGCCATGCTCTGGCTCGAAGACTGGACGCGGCCCTCCTCGTGACCGACGCCGATGGCGAGCCCGCGGCCGACCTGCACGCCCATGCGCTGCGTCGCGCGCGATGGCGAGTGGATCTGGAAGATGTCGGACAGCGCGCCGAGCGCCTGCACGCCCATACTCTTGAGAGTGTCGGCCGGCAGCGTGACCAGCGACCAGATGCCGTTGGCGACGCCCGTGACGATGGCCTTGCCGATTTCCCAGGCCTTCTCGCCGAGCGTCATGCTGCTGTCGGTGAAGATGCCCGAGACGCGCTCGACCCAGAGGTAAATGTCCGCCGCGATCTTCGCGAGCGGATTGATGATGCCCTCGAGCAGCGCCTTACCGAGGACGTAGATCGGCTCGATGATGTACGCGGCGGCGGTGCCCACGAGACCGAGGCCCGTCGCGGCCGCCACCGTGAACGCAGCGAGGTCGCCAAACGTCTTGCCGAGAGCCTTCGCCGTCGACTCTCCCTCGCCGAAGACGCCGAAGGCCTCGAGCATCGGCCGCACGTTGGACTCGAAGGTCGCGCCGAAGGCGTCGGTAAACGCTCCTCCCAATGTGACGACGAACTCGGCGGCGCGCCCAAGGCTGGCCGCGAGTCGGTCGATTGTGGCTGCGCCCTCGGGCGATGTCAGGAAGCCCTGCAGCGCGTCGAGTCCACGCCCGGTCATTTTGGTGAGCGGAGCCGCGACCTGGTCGAGCAGCGAAACGCCCGTGTCCTGCCCGACCGCAGTGATCCGCCCGAGCATGCCGGTGAGCGTCGTGTCGGCGAACTTCGCGCCCGCCTGTCCCACCGTCTTCTGGCCGAGCTTCCGATTGATGGCTTGTTCGATGGCCTGCAGGCCCACGTCGGAGCTGACCTTGCCCGCCTGCATCAGCTTTTGAACTTCTTGCGTCGTCTTGCCGCCGAGGATCTTGCCGATCTCCTCCTGCACCAACACGGTCGAGACGCCGCGCTCGGCGAGCTGCAGCATCTCCTCGCCCTGGAAGCGCCCCTTGCCCTTGATCTGGCCCAAGGCGAGGAAGACGCCCTGCACGTCCTCTGCGCTGTTGCCGAGCGCCTGGAGGTCGGCGCCCATCTTGATCAGTTTGTCGATGCCCTTGGGCGTGAACTGCAGCGCCAGGAACTTCTGGTACTGCTTGGTGGTGTCCTGCACGTCGAGCCCGAAGCGGACCGCCAAGGCGCGCGCGTGACCGAAGAGCTTCTCCGGGTCCGCGCCGTGCTTGGCAAGATTGCCGAAGGCAAACCGCGCGTTCTGACCAAAAGCGACGAACTCACCGGCGGTCTCTGCGACGGCGATAGCTAGATCCTTCGCCTTCGAGACGGCGGCGGTCATCAGGTTGCCGCCGAAGATGCTCATGGCGCCGATGCCACCGCCGCCGCCGGCCTTGCCCATGCCCGCCACAAAGCGGCCGTTGGCCTCGCGCATTTTCCCTGACGCGTCGACGAAGCGTCCCGCGGCCTTGCTCGCCTGCTCGCTGCCGCGCGCGAACTTGCGGTTCGCACCGAGGACGCGGCCGATCGACTTCTCGACCTTATCCATGCCCGGGTTCTTGCCCGTGACCTTGACGGTGAAGTCTGCTTGATCGCCCATCGTTCACCGTCGCCGGCGCGGGCGTGCCGCGCTGCGCTTGAGGCCCTTCGCGTACTGCTCGGCGAAGCTCTGCAGGAAGTGCAAGTGATTGAGTGCGTCGCTCACCATCAGCGCGCCGGCCCAGTCCCAGTCGGTGCCGTCGCCGTCACGGAAGGCGCGCAGCGCGCGCGCGACCGTGTAGTGCCGCGCACGCGCGCGCTTCCAGAGCGCTACCCTTTTTTTACGGTGAGCTCGATGTCAGCGCCGGCGAGCTCGGCCACCGCGTCGCCGATACGGGCCATGATGCCCGGATATACGGCGAACAGCTCCTGCAGCTCCTCGAGCGAGGGGTGCGCGAGCGTGATCTGCGCGAGCTCGCGCAGCACGGGACCGCGCCGGGGCGCCTTCATCAGGCGCTCTTGGTGGTCCTCCCACTCTTCGAGCGAAGGCGCGCGAAAGACGTACAGCTTCCCGTTGACCTCGACGTGGGCGACGCGCGCGTTGTGCTTCTGCTGAAGCTCCTCGAGCTTGATAGCGTTCTGGGTCTTGTTCTCTTGTGGCAAAGCGTCTCCTTCAAATGGGGCGCGTAGGCGCGGGCAGGCCGGTGTGCGGGACCATGCCGTTGATCGTGTGGTACATGAACGAGAAGCTGATATCGCCGCCGAGCGCAGCCTCTCCTTGCTCGTGCGCGATGGGGTTGCCGAGCACGCGGCAACCGATGCACCCGACCTTCACGTTCGGAGCCTTCGGCGACGTGAGGATCCAGGTCAGGCCCCAGATCACGTTTCGCCAGCCGTTGCCGAGGTCCCCGAGGAAGAGCAGGCGCTCACCGTCGTCGGAGAACGTGACCGTCCCCTCGCCGAGGTCCATGTTTCCCTCGGTGCGCTTCAGGGGCCAGGGGCGCGTGCCCATGATCGCCGCCTCGGTCGTGGGCTGGTCGAACTCGACGTTCGTGACCGCGGTGTAGATGCGGCGTCCGAGGCTCAGCTCGCCGCGCGAGAACGAGTAGGCGAACCCTTCCAGATCAGGATATCCCATGTGCGATCACCCTCCGTTCGGCAGCGAGACGACGAAGCCGATGGTCGTCTCGAGATAGTCGATGTAGCCGAGCGGCAGAATGCCCACTTGGCCGATCACCACGCCCGTCGCCTGGAAGTTGTGCGTGCGGCTGATCCGGTAGCGGATGTCGGTGATGTGGCCTTCGAAGCCCTCGGCATTGATCGGCGCGAGCAGCTGCGCGATCAGGTCCTGCGAGACCGACTCCTCGATCACCGTCGCGTCGCGGTCGTCGATCGTGCCCACGTATGTATGGCTGTCGACGGTGACGCTCGCGTAGCGCACGCCGCGCCCGATCTCGCGGGTGAGGCCCGCGTTCACGGTCTCGCAGGCGATGTCCATCACGATCCCGAGCGGCCAGTAGCGGAAGTCGGAACCGTCGGGCGACTTCAGCCGGCCCTGGGTGACGTAGATCCCTTCGAAGTTCTCGAAGGTGCGCAGCGTCGAGACCTTGATGTCGTCGAGGTTCGAAGGCGTTCGGTATTCGTCGTGGAAGAGCTTGACGACCTCCTCGATCGGACCGCTGCGCACGCGCTTGAGGTCGGTACTGGGAAGGCTCCGCGCGGCGCGCGCGGCGAACACGTCGGCTGCGTTCGTGACCGGAAACGCGTAGCCAGAGAAAGGCTTCACAGTCGTCCGGCGCACCTGTCCGTGCGCGATGAGGCAGCGGATGGCGATGACGTCGTCCCAGGCGGCCACGACCGAGGCGGCGGTGTCCTCGTGCGTCGAGGCCATCATGCCGCGGCGGTACTTGGAGGTGTTGGCGAGCGTGTTGAGGTGCGACTGCAGGGCGGCGCCGAGGATTGCGTGCGCCACCGCGTTGCCGTTGCCCTTCGACGTGACGAGCAGGCAGAAGCGCCAGCGCGTCGGGCTCGCCGTGATCGCTGCGAACGCAGCGGCGAGGTTCGTCGAGTTGCTGGCCGCAGCCTCGACTTCGCACACGTAGAAGTCGCCGGCGACGAAGTCGTTCGTCGCGTCGTCGAAGGTGAGCGTGATGCCCAGGCCGGGGATCTGGAAGGTGCCGCCTGCCGGCACGTAGAGCGTCTCGCTGTACGTGCGCTCGGCTGCGCTGTCCCCGGTGTAGCCATCGAGGCTGTAGCGGAAGCGGGCGACGCCGAGCTCGCCGCTCGTCATGATCTCCACGCGCACCAGCGCATCGAGGTTCGCCGTGCCGGTGACCGTGACGCCGCCGCCGCCGGCGGTGCTCGTCCAGTCGTAGTGCTCACTGAGCACATAAGATCCCGCAGGGAACGTCGCCGTGATACCCGTGGTGACGCCCGGCGCATCGAGCAGGTGCGTATTGCCTACCGGCGTCGGAAGCGCGCTCGCCGCCCAGGTGGTGCCGCCATCGATGGACCACCGGAACCGGCTCGTGCCCAGCACGCCGGCGGTCGTGATCTCGATCCGAAAGACGTACGCGCCAGAGGGATTCCCGGCGACCGTGATCGTCGGGCCTGCGCCTGACTTGGTGACGGCACTCAGCGTGCCGTCACCACTAAACGTGGCCTGCACTGGGCCGATCGTCGCGGGGATGGTCGTTTGCGTGCGCACGAAGGCGACCGGCGCGCCGCCTTGGCTCAGGATCTCCGCGCCCGCCTCGACTCCGGGCCCTTCGCCTGCTTGCTCGCGCAGCGAGGTCTGGTCGGAAAAGATCGTGACCACGTTCTCGGCCAGCGGCCCGCTAGAGACGCCGATCACGAGCGCCATCATCGACGCCGGCGAAGAGATGTTCAGGCCGAAGTCCTGAACGCGCTCTCTGGCACTCGGAATGGCGGACATTAGACGGTCTCCTTCGGCTTGAGCAGGGGCGACAGCGCGGGCTCATGCGCTTCTTTGAGCGGGTACTCAGCGGCGTTCTCGAGCGCCGTCTCGTAGTCCTTCTGCGTGAGCAGGAGCGGGTCCTTCTGGTAGTGGTGCGCGTGCTTGGTCCAGCCGTGGAGCCGATCAGCGGTTGCGTGCTTCCAGTCCGCGTGCGTTGTGCTCTGCGGGATGTTTTCCTTCGCCTGGTGCATATGCCCAAGCCGCGTCGCCCAGTCCTCGGGCCTGCGCCGCACCTCCATGGCAGCGGGCGGCGGCTCGGTCTCCTTCTCGTTCGGTTTCAGGAGGCCTGCTGGTACGAGGCTCTTCGTCTTCTTGCCGAGCTGCTCGAGCTCGTCGGTGTCCTTCTCCATCGCGTCTCCTATTTGAAGAGCTCTGTCAGCACGTCTTGCGCGATGCGGACATACCGCTCGCGCCATCGACTTGGCAGCCTTCCGCGCTCCGGCACCATCCGCCGGCGCGGTACGCCAGCGACCGAGCTCGCGAAGATGTAGCCACTGGGGCCTGGGAAGCGCAGCGCGCGCGCGGTCACGGGCTTGATGCGCCGCCGCTTCGGCCCGTAGATGCCGGTGCCGCGCTGGTGATAGATCGCGTAGTCCTTGCTCGCTGCCACCGTGAAGCGGTCGGCCGTCACATGGCTCCGATGCCAGGACGACTGCAGCCCGCCCGTGTCGCGCAGCGGTTGCCCGTTGCGGATCTTGAGCCCTGGCCAGCTTTTCCCGTATGGGTCGGTGCTCGTCGCGAAGCCCTCGCGGATGAGCTCGATGGTCTCCTCGGCAAGGTTCACCGACACGATGCGCATCGAGTCCGGGACGCTCTTCATCTTGTCGAGGAAGCGATCGAGCTCCTCGAACTCGCCGGCCAGCTTCAGTTGGTACACGACCACCTCATCCCTGGGGCTTGATGCTCCCGTCAGGCAGGAGCGTGCCGCACTCGTCCTCGATGCCGGTGATCGGCAAGAGCGGCCTGATCTGGTCGGGCACCGGCAGGCGCAGGTAGATGCGCAAGATGCAGTGCGCGATGCGCAGCGTCCGGCCCGCGTTGCCGATCTCCTCGGTCTCCCACGTGTAGGTGGGGATCTCGACGACGGCGAGCGTGAGGCACACGGCGGCGATCAGATTGTCGAGCAGGACCTCCGTGGTCTCGCGGTTCTCGGCGTACACATGCGCGTCGACGTTCTCGACGCGCATACGGCACGCTTGGATCCGGAACTGCGTGCCGTCCACGGGCGGGCGTCCGCCTCCCTGCCTCGGGGCCTCGGTCGTTCCGCCCGGCGTGACCCACACGATGCGGCGCTGCTGCTTGTGCTCCTGCAGGGCGGTGGCATCGAAGTAGGGCTTCACGGTGTCGTCACCGAGCACCGCGTGAACGTCGGTCGCAAACTCCTCGAGGCGGGTCATTCACCAGCCCCGCAGGGGCCTGGCCGACACGACGAAGCTTCCGCCGTCGAACTCTTCAGGCGTGCTGTCGATCATGCCCGGCGGGCTGAGGCGGCCGTTCGCGAGCCGATCGAGCCACTTGAGCGCCGAGTCGCGGTTGTCGTCCACGTTCTTGTCGGGGCCCTGGCTGTCGAAGCCGCGCCCCGAGAACAGTTGCGCCGCCGCGAGGTAGGCGCACTGCTGGCGGAGGTCCTCGCCCCACGCTGTCAGCGGGAGCGTGTACGCCGCGCCGACGAAGCCATCGGCGACGTCCGTCGCGGTGATGCATGCCTTCGCGCGCTTCGAGGCGGGGATCTCTTCGATCGAGTGTTCCGGCACCGCGATGTCGGTGATGTCCGACGGGTCGCAGTAGGTGACGTGGGCGACGCCCGTCACGTCGATGGTGGCCGTCGTCATGTTCGTGAGCGTCCAGCTCACGCGCACGAAGCGCTCAAGCCCGCCGGCGGCGAGCTCGAAGGTGCCCGCCGCGCCGGCCTCGAGGACGTCGGCCGCGCGCCACGGAGCCGCGGCGTCGGCGCGCGTCTCGAGCGTGACCGCCACCAACGGCACGGGGTCGTCGCTGATCGGCGTGAAGGTGGTGACGCGAAGATCGAGGAGCAGCGCGCCGCGCACTGCGCCCATGTCCATTTCCGCGCCGCTTCCGGGGGCGATGATCGCCGTCGCTGGCAGCAGGCTGATCGCGAGCGGTTGTGCCATGCGTCCCTACAAGGGCGGTAGCTCTGCGAGCGCCGCCAAGATGGATTGCGCTTCGCGCGGGCTGAAGCCTGCGCGGCCGAGCTCGGCAGCATCGGCGCCGTCGAGGTCCTCGTGCGCCGTGTAGCCACTCTCGGAGAGCCTCACGATGTAGGGGAACTCGGCCGGCAGCGCGACGCCCGGCTCGTTCTCCTGCTTCCAGCGCCAGGCCCCGGCCAGGTCCCATTGCTCGAGCTCGGCCGCTGCGGCGCGCTGGCCGTGGTAGTAGCGCCGCGGACGCTTGACCTGCGCCATGAGGATCGGCTCAGCGCTTCTTGGCCTGGGAAGCCTTGGTGCTGGCCGCCTCGGGCTCGCCCGTCGCGGCCTTGTCCTCGGCCTGCGGTGCGCGCGACTTCGCCTCGGCGGCCCGCGCCTTCGCGAGGTCCTCCTCGGCGAACGATGCGTCATAGCGCGCGCACTGCTCGCGCGCGGCCGCGCGCCGCGCCGCTGCGCCAGGGCGACGGAAGATGGGTGCAGGAGCGGCAGTCATCATCACTCGATGACCTGGCCGATCACGTGCACGAAGCCCGCGCCGCCGGTGAAGGCTGAAGCGATGCGGTCGAACCGAATGGTCGCTCCGGGCTCCAGCAGGACGATGCCGTTCGTTCCGAACTTGGTGCCGAGCGTCCCGCCGGCGATGCCCGGGACGAGCGTGGCCGCCACGTCGCCGGCGGCGCCGCCGAGCAAGGCGCCCTTGGCGGTGTAGCCGGTGCCGCTCGAGCTCACGCCGACCGCGCTCGCCGTGCCGCCGGCGAAGTTGGCGGTGACCTCCCAGAAGAGGCGCTCGAGGAGCATGCGCTTGGCCGCGGTGTAGAGCACCGCCGCGTCGAGCGTGCCGAAGGCGATCGCCAGCTTGAGTGCGAAGCGCTCGGGCAGGTTCCGCACCCACGAGCCGTCCGCCTGCTGCTGGCCCTGCGGATGCCCATA